ACCGGACCTGAGAAGATTTTCCGTCATACTGACACCGCCGCCATCAGACATGATGTTGGCTATTGATGTGGCGATTGCCGCTAAGTCAACTGCCGTAATTGCAAAACACCCTTCACCTCTTTCGTTGGTGAATCTGTTTGCTGCTGGTGTACCAGGGGGGCATCTAAATTTTCCTAAAGCATCAATAATCAAACCCGTTGCTTTAGCCGTGAAATGTATAAGTTTTTGCCCAGGTCTAGATTCTCCAATTGTTCTTCCTAGGGCTTTTTCTCGCATGCCTTGGTTCATGTATGGAGCAAATGGGTCGTATGGGTCGTAGCCCGTTGACGCAATAGGTTTTCCGGTTCTTGGGTCAACCCTGTGTCTCGTTACGGACACTTTTACATTGCTGGGAACTTTACGGGTGTTGGTTTCTCCGTACTTAACCCATCCAAAGTTTGGAACTGGGTCATGCGACATTAAAGCCGCTTTTCTTTCTGGTTCCGTAACGTGAAGTTTTAGATAGGAATCAGATGTTTGTTTAGCAGTTGGCTCAAATACCATTCCTGCATAGTTTTTTACATTAGATGCCTGCTTACTCTCTAGGCCTCTTTTTTTGCCATCTGAGTCTTCAGTATTCAACAACGCAGAAGGCATCGCTGCTTTAATAGAGACGTCAGCAATAAGTCTCTCGGTGCTGGAAGTTACCCTTACTCCTGCTTTGAATAAAAGAGCGGCAATGTCTGGGTCAAAGCGTTTCTGATTTTTTTCTATGCCAGGAGCGTAGTGGCGAATTTTTTTATAGTTCACCCCCGTCATACGGGCCTACGCTTTCTTAGATACTCGGGTCGGTGTTTTTAAACTCCTCCTCAAGGAGTTCAAATTCAATGAGCGAAGATTTGATGTCGTCTGGAAGGTTTGCTGATTTTTCTGAACCGCTTACCCAGTTGTTTGGAATCAGCGTTTCTTGACCAAGTGCTTTAGCGCGCTTCATGATGTGATTCTTTGCTGCATCCTTGTCGCTTGCGCGGCCAAATGCTGCAATAGCATTCTTTAGGTCAGTGCTATTAGCAATTGGAAAAGAGCCATCTGGGAGTGCTGTTCCTTCTTGAGCCATTTGATTTCTAACATCTTCAGTAAAAGCACGCTTCAGTGCAATTTCTGCTGCTTCGGCCTCAATTGCTTCTGCTTCTTCTGGCTCATACTTGTCGTATCCAAGAACTTCACCATCAAGAGAAACAAAAACGTCATACGACTTTCCGTCAAGACCTTCAATTTCAACCGCATAAGCGTCAAAACCTTCAAAAATATCTGGCTCAACTGCCACAACATCACCCTGAATTGACTTAACAGCAATCTCTGCGGCTTCATGAAGGTCGATAACCATGATTGAATCAAGTGCTGACTTTTGTTCGAAAGCGCTGTCGTCAAGTTTATGGAAACCGAGAACTTCTGCGGTTGTTCCATCAACAAATACTTCTACTGAACGGCCGTCTTTGGTATGTACGTCAACGACAAACATGTCTGCATCTGACGAGTATCCGGAGTCAAGAACCGTTCCGTTAAACATTTTCTCGGCGATTCCTTCAACAGAAAGAAGACCAGGCATTCCTTTTTCTGCAACACAACCACCTGGGCAGTCGTCACATACGGAAGAACCGCCTGGGTATACCTTGCGCTCAATTGCACACATGTATGCATTTCTTCCAAGTTCTGCTGACTTTGCACCCATTGTTGCGAGGCGGCGCTTGCGTGCTGCCTCAAGGTCAACGTCTCCGCCGTACATCTTCATTTCTTCGTCATCGGCTTCTTCTTCGTCGCCCATGTCTTCTTCTTCGTCTTCTTCGTCTTCTTCGCCAGGCATTCCCATGCCAACTTCTTTTCTTGACTTCTTCTTCATCGGCATTACTGCGTCTTCTTCATCGTCTTCTTCGTCCATAGACACAGCCATACCCATGCCTTTTTTGCCTTGACCCATAACAGACACTTCATCGTCTTCTTCGTCGTCTTCCAGCATGTCTTGGTTAACATTTTTTCCGGGGACTGGCTTCTTTGCAGCCATTTCGTATCCCTTTTCGTCATATTCGTCAACTGGGACCATCTTCATTTGTATAGGCATTGCCCCACACTTGCCGCATACTTTTGCACCAGGCGTATATCCGCACTCAGCAGCATTTACGCCCTTCGCACACTTCAGGACATTGCCGTCTGCATCAACGCTGACTTCAACTTTTTCTGCCATTATTTACTCCTGTTGTTGTAAGTACGGACGCAGTGTCAATACCAAAATTAATTAGTGTCTCTAAGTATAACTTAGCATGCCAGTTCTGTCAGTTATGACTACTATTATGCTTCCGGAACTATATTTATGGTTCTGCTTTGTCCTCGCGAGTTTGTTCCAGTTCGTGTTCTGTCTGTAATTGCGTTTGTCTTTTTATCAATAAATGTTGACTTTGCTGCGCCAGCAATCATCTCAATGAGTTTTGAGTACCAGCCAATTCTTTTTTCCCCACCATCAGCAAGTTGCGTATCAAGAGCAAACATAAGGCCATCAAGCATTTGGTCTGCTTCTTCGGCAGTAAAGTAGATGCTTCCAACGTTTGTTCTTCTGCTTCCAGTCTTTCCTGCTTCATCACTTGAAATCAGTTCAGATAGTTTTCTGAGACCAGCAACTGCTCTCTTGTCGCCATCTTTTGTTGCTCTTCTTATTTCTTTGTCTAGAGATGACTGAACATCTTTGAAGAATGTTGCCTCATCTGTAATCATTGTTTTTCCACCAGAAGAAGTTGAAGCAAACCCTCTTGTTCCAGGTTTGCCAGTGCCGTTAAGTTTCTTTAGGTCTTGTTGAATATCTTTTGCAAGATTTATACTAAATTTCTTGCTTGTTCCACCAGTAGCGGAAGTAAAACTAATAGCGTCACCTTTTGGCTTTGAGCGAGTTTGTCCAGGAATCCATTCGTCATCAACATAGCCAGCCCTGGCTTTTGCAATTTGTTTACGCATTGCTTTTGCTGAAGAAATGTTTAATCTTTCTGCTTTAGTTAATTCACCTTCTTCATATTCGCCAATGTATTCATCGAGAGCCTCTATAGCGCTGTCAAGACTTCTGATAGTAAAGTCGTATTCACCTTCTTGAATTGCGATAGAAACCTTGTCCCACACATCTCTGTGGTCGTCGTTTTCAGATAAATCAGAATCAAACTTTGAACGGTAGTTATCAATTCCTTCAAGCAGTCCGTCTAGTCTTTTTTCTCTTTCCGTCTTTGCATCTTCTGCATTTTTGCTCTTCTTTACTTTTACTGGCTTGACTTCATCTGGGTCTTCATCGTCGGTCAACCTAGGTTTTTTGGGCTGCAGCGCTTCGCTATTTTCAGGCATGTAGCCCATATTTTCTATTTCGCGCTGTTCTGCTCTTCTGCGTTTTTGCTCTGCTTTTTTTTCTGCAGGAGTCATTGCTGCAAGTTCTTCTTTATCCATTTGGTCACCAAGGTCGGCAAGAAGTTTTCTATAAGCAACTGGAGACATATCACTTCCATTTTCTGGATTTGCCTGAGTTAACGCCCATTGAAATTTTTCATCTGTTGTGAGTTCTTCCCAGTTGTCTGGTTTTACTTCGTCAAATGTTTTTCCAGCAAACTTAGTTTCTGTACCAACTTCAGTACCAGCCCTGTTCTTTTCTCCTTCTCGTCTTGCTCTTCCAGGAGCAAGATTTCCTCCTGGAACCATCTCCCCAACCCCACGGGCTCGGCTTGCTCCACCTCCGCGTTCGTCATCGCCAGGACCATCAATACCTGACGCAAATCCAACTCTTGAGGCGCTTATTGAAGGCTTTTTGCTTAATGAAGTAAATGGTTTTGCCCTAGCGCCAGAAGCATCACTTCGTGATGTGTCGGGTGGGTTGTCAATCATTTTTCCTGTTGACCAGTGGTCAACAATCCAGTCTCTTCTGGCAATAAGTAACTGCGCAAGTCTGTCACCATCTGCCGGGTTGCTAATTTGTTGAGATACTAATTTTTTAATGTCGTCGTCTGTTACTTGAGAAAGTTCTTTGACTTGCCTTGCTACCTCGGATGGTTCAATGTCTTTGTAATAGGCTCTAGAAACCCCAGTTTGCACTGATTGACCAGAACGCGTTACGCCATTTATTAAGTTTTCAACTTCGTCTACTTTTGGACCAAATGGAGGGTTTGTTTTTAGACCGCTATAGCGCTGTGCTCTAAATATTAATCCACCTCCAGAGTCTGCCATTACTGCTTCACCGTTGGGGCCCTGGACAATATTGCTCATGTTCCCAGTGCCGTCCCAGTTTGCAAGCCACGCATTCGCAATAAGACTTCTTTGAACAGATGCTTTAAAGTTGGGGTCTCTGGACATTTGAGAATGGCTTACTTCTTTTATTCTGTCATCCCATACGCTGACTCTTTGAAGTTTCCCATTGTGAACACCACGGTTGTAATCAATTGTTGGAACACCAAGGAGTTGATACAGTTTGCTTGTGAGAATTTCTGTCTCTCCTCGGAACTCTTCACCAGACCTGGAGTGTTTTACATAGTAAACCTTTCCAGTCTTTGGGTCCATATATTTTCCTGCTTCGTTAAGTCCGCCAGCGCCGCCAATTTTTTTCCAACCAGTAGTTGTATGAACGTACGGAAGTGGTCCTGGACCAAAAGTTTCAGCATCCCTAAATCCGCCTGTTGGTTGACTTGTGTTTGATGCAAAACGGCGTGGTCCTGCACTTCCTGGTCCCATGTTGGAATACATGGTACGAAGCGCTTTCCATCTAGGGGCAGGCATTTGCCCATTGTTGCTGTCGTGTTCTTGAATAATTTCTTGAGCAACGCGAAGACCTCTTTGCTGACGAGCCCACGCAACGTATTGTCTTTGCTGTAGTTCGGTCATATCTGTTGGAGCGCCATTATTGACACGCCTTCCAGACGAAGCAAATCCCTTTACCTTCTTGGGGTTGTTTATTTCATTAAGGTCATATTTTCCATCAAGTGATTCTGCTGCTTGATGCAAAACACCATAAACGTCAGATGTGACAACTCCATTGTCAAAGGCATCTTCAATTGCAGCAGTAATGTCGTCAAACTGCTTTGGAGTTACTTCAAATTTTCCATTTTTAGATTCTTCAAGAATTTTCTTCATTCCAAGCAAAGGCTGACGATTCTTAGTGCTATCAAGAAGCATGTCAACTTCTTCATTTAATAAACCAACCAAGTCATCATCAAGGGTGATTGAAAGATTTTTTTGAGGAGTAAGTGCTCCGTCTTTGGTGATTTTCTTTCTTGGCAATTTACTTGATGAAGCAATTCCTGGATTTATGCGAGCAAGACCTTCATTCTCTTCAAGAATTCTGCGAGCATCTTCTCTTGAAACAACACCAGTAATTTCTCCACTTTCAAGACCTTCTGCTATTCCTTCATTAATTACGGTATTTAGTTCGTCTAATTCATCTTGACTAATATCGCCTTGCTCAACGTTGCGTCCGCCGTTAGGTACGCCTGTTAATTCTTCAATTTCTTGGTCTGACAAACCGAATTCTCTTAATTTTTCAAATATAGCCTTATCACGTTCTGCTCGCATATTGCGTGCTTCGGTAGCGTCAACATTTCCGCGTTCATCTCTTTGTATCCCAGTAGGTCTTACAATCCGATTATTGCCACTGCCGCTAGTAGAAGCGAGACCTTGTCTAACTGCTGCATTTTGAGAATCTCTATCAATTCTGTCTGAGACTTCTTCACCAACCGGGTCTTCCCGCATGCCTCGGTTTGTTCTTCTGCCGCGAGGACCAAACGCTTCGTCGTAGTCTGCTCCGTCTTCTTCTCTATCCATTCTTTGAGTAGTAGAAGCAAAACCACGAATTTTTTCTTTTTCAATCTTGCCTCTGTCTGGTCTGTACTCAGAACTTTGACGAGTGTCTTTTAGGAAGTTAATTAGGTCTCCACCAGTAATTTTTTCATCGCCAAATTCTTTTGCTAAAGCAACAATCAGTGGATTTGCATTATCTTTTGACGCTCCTTCACGGAGAGCATCGGCAAATTCATTTACTAATTCCTTGGGGTCAATTGATGGGTCATTCTCAATTATTGAGTCAAGTGCTCCCTCTAGAAAATAATTTAAATCTTGAGGACTCATTTTCCCAGAAAGCAATTCTTTAGAATCACTTTCAATCATGGTGAAGTTGCCTATATATCGCAATGCTTCTTCAAGGGCTTCTGGGTCTCCACCATCCTTGAGAGTTTTCATAAACGACTCTCTGTCGCCTGCTGCTTGTTCTTTTGCTTCTTTTACTGTTTTATTTCCTCTGCCGGGCTTACGTCTTGTGTTCCAAAATTCTTTAGACGCTTTAATTAATTTTTGAAAATCGTCATCAAATTTATATTTTGCATTATCTACAATTTCTTCAATTTCTTGCTTTTCAAGAGAGGTCCCAGTTTTTTTAACAGAAGAAACATGGGAATCAATCATCTTATTAATGGCATACCCAAGTTCGTCCATAAAATCGTCAATTGCTTTTCTGTCTTTAAATTCTTCAATAACTTTTTCGTCAGAAAGCATTTCTGCTAATTTTCTTCTTGCATTGGATATGGATTTACCAACGCTCTCTTGAAGTTTTTCATCAGTGAGGCTTTTTAATACTTCTTCAGCACCTTCAATAATGGGTGTTTCATTGCCGGTTCTATAGTCAACAGCACGCCTAGCGGCATTTTCTATATCGGTCACTATTGCTTTTGGCAAGTCATTTTTTGATACAACATCTCCGCTTACAGATGTGGGCTGTGGCGTTATTGACCCACCTGATTGGCTGGCAAAAGCCATCGCCGCTCTTCTGGCATTGACTTTTCCGCCAGTCGCTCTATCGTTTACACCTGGAATAGCAGGACGCTGAAACGGCGTTCCTTCTTGAACTAGTCCGTCTCCGTCGCCGTCCCACGCCTTTGGGTCAAAGTTGGCGGAAGCAGCCCTACCGGCTGCCCTTACTTTTCCCGGGCTACCACCGATACTTCTACCGATTCCCTTCTGGGCATTGTCTATAGCCTCAACTAGGTCTTTTGTTACCCCTGACGTAATAAGAATTCCGTCTTCTGTAACTACGGATTCAACCCTGTGGTAATCAAAAATTGGGTCAAGTAAAGATTTGGTACTAAACGCTTCTTCTAATTTGAGTGGTATTAGGTAACCCTTTGTTTCAAGGTCTTCTTTTTCTGCAGAAGAAATAACATCCTGAAGACCTTCAAGAATCGCTTTTAATTTTGAAAGATTTCTTTTGTTGATTGTCTTGCCGACTTTTTCATCAATTTCTTCAGCAATCAAATCTTCTAGTTGTTCAATTTGTGATGCAAGGTCTGATTTTTCATCAGACTTTGGCATGATATCCCCATAACCCTGCTCGTATCCAGGTTTTACCTGCATCGGCATTGATGGCATCTGCGATGGAATAATGGTGCGTGAACCACTATTTCCACTGTTGGTAACCTCTGGCTTGCCAAACATAAATGTTGAGTAATTGTCTGGAGTGTGATAGCCAATTCTATAAACGGTTGGCGCTCCATTGGGGGAGAACTTCATGAATACAGCGGTACTCTCGGTTGCTTCAATCAATTTAATTTTTGAGTTAGTTCTTTCAGAAATTTCTCTTTCAAGACGCTGGCGTTGGTCTCCACCAAGCGGCTGAGCAAGGCCTTCGGCAAAAATTGGTTTTTCTGATTCGTATTTGTCGTCGTCGTCTTCCCGAATGACAATCATGTTTGGTTTTTGCGGCATTTGTCCCATCATGTGATGGGGACCCATCATGCCCCAGCCTTTTTCTGAATCAGCCAAAGCAACTGCGTCGTCAGACTTGACAGATATTGTGCCAGTTAGTTGATTAGCACCATGAAGAACTGGAGACACTTCGTAGAGTTCCACTTCTTTGAGAACATTGGCCTGCATGTTTGGGTCAAAGATTGCATCAAGGGTCTTGTAGCCGATTGACCACTCTTGTTCTTGTCCAAAGAAAGCAACATTTGCAAACGCTTCACGACCTTTTTCGGAGTTCAGGTTGAACTGAACTCTTGCGTAGAGTCCACCAATACCGGCATTGAGCATCTTTGAAGGGAGTCTTCTGTCTCCTGGAGCAACTTCGTAAATCTCTAAAACTTTACCGATTGGGTCGTTCCAGTTATGACCCCAAACAACTCTTGGTTTACGTCTTTGGAGACTTTTTGCAAAAGCGCCAGATATTAAAACGTCGCCTACGGAGTCTTTGTTTCCAATGCCAGCAACAAAACACTCAACCATGCCCTGTGCTTCATCAATATTAAACTGCCCAGGCATGGCCTTGAACTCAATGTTGGTGCTTGCCATGTTTTCTCCTAAGGCTTAGTAAAACGATAATAAACCACTAAGTGGTGTCGCCAGTGCAAGTCTTGATTTAGTTTATTTATATTGAATATATAAACTACATCCTGGAGCCCATTGACCAGGCAATTCTCGCTTCACTCTCAGCAATTTCGTTCTTCTTCTTTGCTATCAAGTTGGTAAATATTCCAACAAGCGAAGCCCTTAGAGCGGTGGCTTTGTCGTCTTCGTTACCAATATTAAGCGTTCCAAGGATTGCGTTGGTTATCTGTTGTCCTGTTTCGTCGTTTATAGATTTGATTCTTGTTATTTGAGAATTAACCTGCGCAACAACGTCTTCGCTCGTTATTGGAGTTTTGATTAGTGATTTTTCGGCAAATATTGTTTGCGAATCAGCAATAATGGCATTTAGCACTGGCTTGATGTCTTCCTCAATCTGTTTAGACCATGCGTCTAGTTGGAAGATACTTTCAGTATCAAGGAACCCAGAAACAAGTTGTTTCCTGGCTTTTACGCCTGCTGCTTTTTCAAGCACGACTCTCTGCTGGCGTTCAAAAATTCGCTCAAGGCTTCTGTCAAGAATTTCTGTCCATCTGGTCAGTGTTGTTTCCTCTTTGTCATCTGCGGACTTTGTCTGAATCCCACCCTTCGGAGCAGATGCTTGCTGTGGTGCCATTTCTACTGGAGCAGCCTCGGCTGGAGCCATTCCTGCTCCTTCTGCCATTGCCTGACCCTGTGAGGCAAGTTCCATTGCGCCCTGCATCGTTGTCGGGTCTGGTGGAGCACCTTCTGCGCCCGGCATGGCCCCTGGTGGCATTCCTGGGTCTCCTGGTGGCATTCCTGGCATCCCAGGCATTCCAGGCATTCCAGCGCCTCCTGGAGGTCCTGCTACGCCAGCCTGAGCAGGCTGTTCCATTTTCTTCTTGGTATTTGCGATTGGTGTCAAGTTTGGATTGAGAAGAAGCGAGTCTGCCAAATCGCTTTCAACTTCTTTTCTGCCGATTTTGTCTCTGTATTCGTTGAGACTGATTAGTCCTTGCGTGAACTCTTCTTTGGTGTATCTGTTTCTCTCCTGCTCATACAAAATCAAAACAGGGACATTGGATGTATCAAAATCAATGTAATACTCTTCGTCAAGGTCATCTAGCGCTCTGGCGATTGGCTCTAGGTGTGGAAGCATTGTTTCGTTCCAGAAGACTCTAATTTCTTCTCCGGCGTTTGAGAATGTGCGACCAGAAGCATTTCCGATTACTGATTCCGGAACGCCGAAAGAGGCAAGGATTTCTTCTTTTGTAATTTGACGCATCTGAATATAAGCAGCATCCCTAGGGCTTGCTGATGTATCAACAAAATCCGCTCCATCATCTGACGAGATGACGGTTGTTGCACCAACGCGAGAAAGGTTTCCTCTGAATCTGTTTCTTAATTCTTCTTTGTCATCTTCATCTACTTCGCCACGAAGAACAAGAAGACCACCGGGTCTGCCGTCATTTATCAAGTAGTTGCGGTTGTAAATCTTTGCCAAGTTTTCAATTTCAACAGCAATACCAGCAGCCTCAAGCGGAGTCATAGACAAGTACGGGTCAAGTGGGTGAGGTTTTCTAATCCAAATAACATCTTGTGGTCTCATAATAACCACACCGCCGTTTGGCATTTTTACTTCGTATCCAGAAACAAAGTTCTTTGGGTCTGGAATCGGTGCTGTTGATTGTGGCGGAAGAAGGTTTAAAGCAATGACTCCACCGTCTTTGCCGTAAATTTTTTCAATAAAAACACCACGGGTGCTCATTAACAACTGAGAGGAAAGTCTGTACCGGAATATGAAGGAGTTTTCCCCAATATTTGATTTGGTATTAAGAATTTTAAGTATGTCCGAATTTTTGGCTTTAGAGCCTTTAACTATCTCGCCTTGTGGTGAGTTGTCTTTTCTAAGGACGACAGGAAGCCTTGCTTGGTTTCCAGCAATTGCATCAATACACCTAGCCACCCAAGTGACCTTCTGCATTCCCTCTTTGTATACACGCTCAATGTCCCAGGAGTCCGTGTAGGGGCGACCTGCAAAACCAGGGTTATGAGATATGGGCGCACCAGGTCCAACAGCCTTTTCTGACTGATTGTTAAGCGATTTGTTGTTGTAATTGTTCCAAGCCATCTTTACTCAATACCTAATAGGAACCCTAGTATCCCGCATGTAACACCCGCCACTATAAAACCAAACGCAGGCGAAATAACGCCCGCTCCCACACTTGTGAATATAATAAATCCTACCATTAGCGTGTAAGATATAAATGACCTTGTTAACACTCCTCGCATTTTTGCAAAAAAAGTAATAATACTGTTTACTAGTTTGGATATTGCGGTGGTGATGAAATTGCTCATACGACTAACACCGTAGCGCATAAAAAACCTTTATGCCGTAACACCATCGTGAGAAAAATATGACCGACTGGGCAAAAGTTTTAGAATACCTAGAACCAAAGAAGCCTCCATTTTGTCCTGAAGAACCATCTTTGACACAAAAAGTATTTCTTAGAACAAATGCAATTGAAGCCCTATTTGGCGGTGCTGCGGGTGGAGGAAAGTCATCTGCGCTGCTCATGTCCGCTCTTCAATATGTAGATGTGCCCAACTATTCAGCGATTCTGTTTAGGCGCACATACGCCGACTTGGCACTTCCTGGTGCTTTGATGGACAGATTTAAATCATGGATGGACGAAATGGATGGCATCCACTGGAACGCAAACAGTTATGTCGCCACTTTTCCTTCTGGTGCAAGAATCTCCTTTGGATACTTAAACAACACCAACGACTATCTCAGATACAAAGGTTCGGAATTCCAGTTTATTGGAATGGATGAAGTCACAGAAATCCGAGAATCTGACTATCGGTATATGTTCTCTCGTTTGCGACGCCCTGCTTCTGGACCTCTATCTCAAGTACCTCTTCGGATGCGTTCGGCCTCAAACCCAGCCCCCAATTGGGTTCGCCAGCGTTTTATTATAGAAGGACTGTCAACTGGTCGCATTTTTGTACCCTCAAAACTTACGGACAACCCTGGAATTGACGCTGATTCATATCGTCAAGCCCTTCAGGCCCTTGACCCAATTGAGCGTCGCCGTCTTGAAGAGGGTGACTGGTGGAGCACGACGCTTGGAACCATGTTTGACAGAGAATCGATAGTCATTATAGATACTGAAGACGTACCCGTTGTCTCATCTGCGGCAAGAGCAGTAAGGTTTTGGGACTTGGCTGCGACCGAGCCTTCTCAATCAAACCCTAATCCTGACTGGACCGTGGGTACTTTGATGCTGTTTGACTCTGGAATTGCCTACATTCTGGATGTCAGAAAAGCAAGAGTCAAAAATGAGAAAGTGGAGCAATTTGTAGCCCAGACAGCATATGAGGATGGTCGTGGGGTAAGCATCAGGATGGAGCAGGAACCAGGCTCTTCTGGAAAGGCTCTTGTAGACCAGTACGCCAGATATGTCGTTCCGGGGTACGATTTCCAAGGAATTCGCTCAACTGGTGACAAAGTGACCAGAGCCAGACCGTTTGCGGCTGCCGCAGCCAACGGAAACGTAAGGATTGTTAGAGGACCGTGGCTTACAGACTGGCTAGATGAACTTTCTACATTTCCTGAAGCATCGGACCACGACGACCAAGTTGACTCGGCTGTTGGGGCTTTCACATATTTAACAGGTCTAGGGTTGCCACAAAGAAAAATCGTCAGTATCATCGTCTAGGTACTAACTATTGGAGGTTATAGGTGTTAAACCCAGCAGACCTTTCTGCACTATTAATTAAACTTGACGATTATCTAAATAGCGAAGAAGTTCAATCTTTGCCACTAGACGAAGCCCTTTCTCAACTCGTGGCACTCAATGATGTAAAAAAAGAACTAGCAGGTCTTTACGACTCATATGCGGCAAAAATGACGCACAGAATGCAGTCAGAAAATTCCACAATCATCACTCTTCGTTCAGGTGAAGAAATCAAATGTATGACTGGAGCCCCACGCAAGAAGTGGGATAACGAAAATTTAATGTCTGCTGTTTACGACAGAATTCACCAGTCTTCCGTTGATATGGACACTGGAGAAGTCGGGTTGTCGGATAAAGAAATGGTCATTAAACTTCTTGACTACCTAAGCCCTTCCTATTGGCGGGTTAAGGCTTTAAACGACATAGGAATTAACGCTGATATGTATTGCGAAACTGGCGAACCAAAGACCAATGTTGCAATTTATGGTTCTAAAAAAGGAGATAAGTAATGGTAACTAAAAAAATTATGACCGAAGAAGTAAACGAGGAATCGGCAGCCGAGACGGTGACCGACCACAATTATTTAACAGCAATAAAAAAGATTCAAGAAGAGAACAAGAAGCGCATTGCTCAAATGCAGTCCGAGTTCAACGAACCTTTCCCTAAAGAAGTTGAACGCCAACTTAAAAAAGGCGGAGCGACTCTTACTTACATTCCTGTTAGTGAAGTAATTAGCCGACTGAACAAGGTTCTCGGTTTTGACGGCTGGTCGTACGAGATTGTTAAATGCGAGCGTGACTCCCTTGACCCTGACTTCATTGTCGCTCATGTGAGAATGACGGTTTTTCCTGATGGGGAAAAATTTGCAAACGTCTCAAAAGATGGTTTCGGTGGTCAGAAAATTAAGCGCACCAAGGCTGGCGACATTGTTGACCTTGGTGACGAATTCAAAGGTGCCGTATCGGACGCTCTAAAAAAGGCTGCTCAAGCACTGGGCATTGGTCTCTACCTTGCTCGCAGTGAAGAAGCAATGGGAATTGAAGCAGAGGCTTCTATTGACCCTGTGATTGAAGAACTATGGGAACAATTTGTGAGTCTTTCCAAAGGTCTTACTTCGGAGATGAAAACAAAACTTAACGAGTTTTGGCTTGGATACGCAGGCGATAGACCAAAGCCAACAAAGACAACTGCACAGAAATCAGACCTTGAATCACTCATTGAGCAGTGCATTATGTACAGCATCAACGACGGTCAATAAGTGTTTACACCCCCACCACACCTTTCCCCTTCTTCCATTGGAACATTTAACCAATGTGCCTTGAAGTTTAAATACTCAAAAATAGACATGATAAAAGACGACCCTACTGAGGCAACTCTTTTAGGAAACTTTGTTCATGACGTTCTTGAAAACTTATACAAGTTGGAAAGCCAAGACAGAACACACGATTCTGCAAAACAAATCGCCACAGAACTGTGGGATGAATCCTGGTTTGAGAGAGTGAAACCATGGGTCAGAGACGGCGAGCCAATGCGTTTGTTCCGATGGAAGGCTTGGTGGTGTATTGAAAATCTTTGGAAGATAGAGAACCCCCAAGCGATGACACCATTGGGTTTAGAACACGAACTAAATGGAAAAATTGCAGGAGTAACGATTAAGGGATTTATAGATAGATTTTCCCAAGAAGGTTCAGGTTATGTTATTTCGGATTACAAAACAGGAAAAACACCAAAAGCAAATTGGGTTCAGGATAAGTTCTTCCAACTTGTTGTTTATTCACATCTCCTTGAATCAACTGGAGTTGGAAAAGCAGAAAGCGTTGAACTCCTATATCTCAAAGACGGAGTTTCCTTTAGGCAGGATGTCACCGAACAAATGCTTCTTGATGTCGAAAAACAAGTATCAGAAGTAAAAGAAAAAATTGACATCAGTTGTGAGACTGAAGATTTCAAACCAACCAAATCAATTCTTTGCGATTGGTGTTCTTACAGAAAGGTATGCCCTGCATGGCGGTCATGATTAACGATGATGCTTTTGCCCGAATGGTTTCGGAGGATGTTAAAAACAAGATTTCATCCCTAGAAAAAGGCATTCTTGTGCGCCCTGAAAACTGGCACAGATGGAAAGAATCTCTTCTCTTATTAGTAGACAATCTAGATAGACAGATTGAGTCTCTTGTATCGGACGCGGACGCAGACGCAGAACGATACTTGTCAATGGGTAGGAGCGGAGAGCGACTTGCTTCTGCTGCTGCTCGCGACTATCAGTTCAGAATCAAGAAGATTGACAGATTCAAGTTTCATGTAAATCGTCGCCTTGATGAAGTCATGGTAATGATTGAGACGGGTGAAGTAAAAGAAGAAGACGGCTGGGAAAAGGCTGCTTTTTTTGAAAACGCAATCTTTAAGCACAGGGCTCTTTTGCAGGAATTTGAACTTGAAGAAACGGCGATTGACAAGGCGCTTTGGGCTGTACTTGAAGGCAAATGGGAATTTGATTCAATTGATTCAATTGACGAGGACTAAATGCGAGTTGACATAGACAAGTTCTTGTGTCTCAACTTAAATATGAACTAGACTCTGTTCGTGCGTCACAGGTCAAAGAAAAAAGAAGCGGAATACAGGCTCCGTAGGCCACTTGTAGAAAAACTCCTTGAAGAAAAGCCACTCTGTGAAGCCTGTCCAGTATTTGCTCAACATGACGGGCTTGCAACATACATGCGTCGCCCCTCCCAGGATATTCACGAGATTGTTCGTCGCTCGCAAGGCGGCTCCATCCTTGACGAAGAAAACTTAATGGCTGTTTGCCGTCCTTGCCATACCCGTATTGGCAATTACCCCCAACTCGCATTTGACCTAGGTTTAGCCAAAAGGGGCTGGGAAAGATGAGGTTAATGGGTCTTGACCTCTCGCTTTCATCAACTGGCATATCCATGGACGGAGTAACTAGCGTTATTCACTCTAAGGCGAAAGGTGCCGAGCGTCTTTCCGAGATAACCAAAAGCATATTGCACGAGTGTCTAGAAAATGAAATTTCCTGCGTTGTGATTGAAGGTTACTCTTTTGCTTCCCGAAGCGGTCAGGCTTTTAGTATTGGTGAACTAGGTGGCTGTGTTCGGATGACATTGTTTGAATGCAATATCCCAATTGTTGAAGTGCCCCCCACATGCCGTGCAAAGTTTGCAACTGGAAAAGGAAATGCCTCAAAGGGCGAAGTTATCTCTGCCATATCGGCAAAGACCGGAATCATCTTTAGTGGCGCTTCTGGAAACGACGAATGCGATGCATGGGTGCTTGAGCAAATGGCTTTAACTTATTTGGGTAAATCACAATATAAGTGGACAAAAGAGCAGTTATCCGCTCTTGACAAAATAGACTGGCTAGAAATTAAAGGAGTAAATAGTGACGAGAAATAACCCGATTAGTCAGGTTGAAATTGAGAGCGAATTAATGAGGCTCATGGAGTTTCTTGAAAGCGAGACAGAGGCTTTTGAGACCCTTGCTACTGATATGGCAAAGAAAGAAGCCCTGTATAAATCCAACTGGGCGAAAGAATACCTTTCTGCAAAAGGTTCAATCAAAGAACGGGAAGCATGGGCTGATTATAAACTTGCCGATGAAAACTTTGACTTCAAGATTGCCGAAGCGCTTCTTAAATCAAAACGGGAAAAACTGCTATCTTTGCGTACATCAATAGACGCTCTTAGAACTCTTAACGCCAATGTGCGTGTACAGGTTGGTCATCACTAATGAAAATATCAAAAGATTTACTCCCACTTGCTCTTCCCGTTGAAGACCTTAAGCCTCTTCAGAAAAACCCTAGAAAAGGCAATGTTGAAGCAATTATGTCTTCATACAAAGAATTTGGTCAGATGAAACCAATCGTGGTCAGACCAGAGGGCGATGGGACATACGTAGTTATTGCTGGAAATCACCAACTTCAGGCTGCAAAGAATTTAGGTTGGGAAAAAATTGCAGCAGTCCAGATGAATGTTGATGAAGAAAAAGCCGTTGCTTTTGCTCTTGCAGATAACCGAACGATGGAACTCGGTCATACAGATAATTCAATGCTTAACGACATGGTCGTTGACATGTGGGATGACTTCCCAGAACTTTTTGAAGGTCTTGGTTGGGACGAGTTTGAACTTGCGGCAATTGAAGAAAGTCAATTTGCGTCAGAAGAAACCTCTCCTATTTCTGATGGTTATTTCACGCCCGTGATGGTCAATAGTCCCTCACAGGCACCCATCAACATCACTGTTGAAGAGAATGAAGACGGAGATAGAAAGATAGTCGCTGGCAAAGATGTAGACCACAATCAAGTTGCTATCTCTGGTAGCACAATTGTTTCTCCAGGTTCTGCCCCACAAGCAGTTGTTCAATACACAATAGTTTTTGACAACCCAGACCAGCAACGCCGTTGGTATGACTTTGTTCGCTACCTGAGGAATGACCCTGGTATTTCTGGAACAACAACTGCCGAAAAGTTGATTGATTTCATTGACATGCACACAGAGGTATAAGTGAAGATTCATCACCCAGACAATGTTTATGACTTGCAGTCAATTCTTTCTCAACTTATTCGTAGTAAGC